AGGTACAGGGTCATACTCATCAACTAAGCGCCACTTAGATTCGCTTGCATCATAGAATAAGCCCATGTGAGTGTAGCCTACGCCACTCGTACCAGTATTCCTATTAGAGAAAAACCCAGTGTCAACATTAATAGGTGATGCTGTACCCGTCCAAACATCATTAAGTGTGTGGCCCGTAGTAGCACCAAACTTTACAGATATGTTATCCGCACTGTGGATCATCTGCTCGCTACCAGTGATAGCGTTACCTGTAGAGATAGTCGTAGAAAAGTTATCAGTACTTACTGCAAAAGTGTCAGGCGTTCCTACGCCATCAATTTTTACATAATAATTAGTAGATGTAGTACCCGTAAAGTGACCGGCAAAGAAAGCATCATCTAATCCAGAGCCAGTAAAGGTTGTATTGGCGTCACCAATAGCATCGCCTTCATTGGCACGATAGAAAGGCGCACCAGCAGTAACATCAGATGTAGACGTTGTGTTTGTAGAACCAGTAACGTTTAGATCACCATCAATGGTTAAGCTACCACCAATATGCTGATCCATTTGAACACGGAAAGATTTAATAGAATGGTTTTGCTGTGCTAGAAATACTACACCATTTGTAGCGTCTGATCTAACAACAAAACCAAGACACATAGGAAAGTTAGGGTAAACAGGAGCAGCAGTCTGTGTAGCCCCATCTGTAATACCAGTAAAAAATTGACCTATGCTTAAATGGCTAGTATCAATACCCTCTAATCTACCTGCAGTAATTATATAGCCATAAGAGTTATTTGCTATATCAGCAGCAACCATACCCTCTGATTTATATTTTGTACTACTCGTAGCGTTAGCCGCAGCTACAGTAGGTACATATGTTCCGTTTGATGTTTTAGTACCTGCAAAATGCACAGGGGTACCTTTAGATAAAGTAGAACCTGTCTCATTATAAACTCTGGCGTGTTCTTCAATACCTAACTCATGTACAACCCCAGCATCATCAGAGTAATAATTAAGCGTCTTATGTATATTGTCATACCATAAACGGCCTTCACCATGAGCAGGATGTGAAGCTTGTGCAGCAAGATCTATCCAGTCTGCTACATCTAGTTGCCCACCTACAGACACGTTCCCAGTAGCATCTACAGTAGTAAAGTTAGAAGCAGCAGCTTGAGCAGCACCAATAACAGTACCATCAATAGTACCACCATTAATATCAACATCACCATTAGCATCTAAGTGTAGCAGCTTATCTGCAGGTAAAGTCATAAATACATCTTTAGCACCAGCAGAAAAGTTTACTGCAGATGTACCATTAGAACCTGATAGTACAGTTGTACGTGAAAGTGTGTTACCTGTATTCCAAGTAGCTAGACCTACTTCCCATTCGTCAACGCCAGAAGATGTATGAACAGCAGCGTAAAAAGTCGTATCCCCATTTGTGAGGTACGACTGAAAAGTATCGAAAGTAGCAGCAGCACCAGCAAGACTTAAATTACCTGTGCCTGTAGTAACTGTGCTTTCTTTTACACGATCTTTTAGTATAAACGCCATTTAATAGACCTTATTAATATTAGGTAATACGGATTACTGCATTTGAAGCATCTGCTGTAGGGAATACAACAGTAAAGTTACCTGCAGTAGATGTAACGGTAGTACCAAAATCAAATGTAGCTATAGCTTTATTTGCTTGTGATGCATTATATATGATAGCACCATCTGCAGAGATTGTCAAAGTAGTAAACACCTCATCTGCAAAGTCTACAAATACTGTATTGCCTGATAAGGTTATTGTAGCGGAGTCAAGCTCTTGACCACCTGCTGAGTAGTTAGTACCTACAGCCTCATCTGTATTACCTGTGACATCAGAATAGTTTGTTGTACCTGCGCCATATGTACCTGTAGGTGAAGCTTTAATTAAAGCTACTTTTAAAGTATCTGTATCTAAATCGTGAACACCGTTAAGTAGCTCTTGCTTGAACGTGTTACACATTGCTGTAGTAATAGCCATTAAAGGTATCCTTTATAAACAAAGCACAAAGGGGCCAGCATATAGCCAGCCCCTAAGTATAACATTAATTAAGCAGCGTTGTATGCTGCAGTGACCAACGCTTGTGGGCGAAGAATTTTGCGACCGTAAAGGTGCATTCCGCGCACGATGTCAGCGAATGAATCTGGATCACGATAGTTTTCCACGTTGTTGATCTGCTCAGCAGAAGCAACAGCATCATCCTGACCACCCAAGATAACACCAAAGTTGGCGTCTTGAGCCAAAGCACCAGAAGTGCCAGCGCCAGTACCTTTAGCAGGTAGAGAGTTTGAAACGTATACACGGAAGCCGTGCAAGTTGTTCAAGACAAGACCATTTTGCAAGCCAGCACCACCGAAATCGGCGTTCAACATGCGACTGTCTTCGTCTTTGAGCATCTCTACGAACACCGGGTCAACAACGATCCATCTTCCTCGTGCCTCAACGTTAGCTGTGTCCATCTGACGAGCCATACGTGCAATAACTGTCAAAGGTGAGACAGTTGCAGATGACAGTGCAGTTGCACCTGGCAAACGTGGAGCCAATGGAATTGAGTCACCAGTTGCGTAGGCTGTTGAAGCTGAGTCAGCAGATCCTAATGAACCAAAGTCAGTAGCGTCCAAGTGATTCACTTTCAAAAATTCACCATCAAGCTCACCAGCAGTTGGGTGCTGTGCATCACCAGAGGTAGATGTAATCAGCGCACCTGCAGAGGTGAAACCAGACATGTATGACAGTACGTCTGCATCCATTGAGTCAGCCATTTTAAATGCTGCACGATCAGATGCCAAACGAACAAAGTCTACATTGGCGAATTGCTCTTCAATGTCATCCATCTTGAAGGCAAAGTAGTTTGCTTTGTCAATGGTCAATGAAAAGTCTGAATCATCAAGTTTCTCAACAGAGATGCTTGTATGACGTTGTAGAGCGTTGACGGTTACGTCTGGCTCTTTTTGAATGCGAACAGTGTCGCCTTGGTTTGCAATCTCACCAAAATATGAGTTGTTGGTAATTGCGTTAGTGACAGCAGAGCGCCGTAGAGCAATCTGTGCCTGTTTGGAGTAGATAATCGGAGAGAAGTTTCCGTTAAATCCACCTGATGCGGATGTAATAGCCATAATGGTTTCCTTTCAATGATATGGCGTTGATAGTAACACTATACCCACTTGAAAGAGGCCTTCTGTAATAGGGTAGTCAGCTTTGCTTTAGAGATGCCTCTCTGTAAGCGCTGGGCCTATACGTCAGGGTGAGTCTTATATTTGTGGCGATTGTGCTTTTCATAAAGCATACACACACTTTAATATATGTGTATATGCTATAGTTTTATCTATGATATTGTTATTGTCAACTACTTCTTTGACATATCATAAATAAATTTTCCAGAGCGCTGAGCGTCTAAGATCTCATCCATGCGCTTTTCGTATTCTTTGATAGACATTTTAGCTACCATAGACTCACTAATATAGTTAGATGAATCGTCTGGATTAGGTGTAGATACCTTCTTAGCTTTTACAGAAGAAGCAGCATTCTTATCACTGCTAGACTGCTTCATTGTCTTGATACCCTTATCTACCTTGTAAAGATCTAATACACGAGCTACAGATTTAGCATCATCTGTATTCTCATACAAAGCATCCTGTACCCACTTAGGCTGTTCTTCTGCCCATGTATGGAATGTATCATCTTCGCGGATCTGTGCGAAGTCAGGGTGTATGTTAAGTAGCTCTACCTCTGCCTTTTCTTTCTTGGCTTGAGTACGCATACTTTCTATTTCTTGTAAGCGGCTATCCAGATCAGAAGCACGTTCATTAGCTTTCTTATCTGCAATAGCTTCAATGATACCAGCTACGTCAGGGTACTTCTTAGTCCAAGCGTCAATCTCTTCTTCTGATTTAGGTAGCACAAGCTCATTCTTAGCAGCTAAGTCTAGTTGACTTTTTAACTTGTCTAACTCCGCTTTATACTCTGCATCTTTCTCTTGCATGTACTTACGGATATCAGAGTAACGCTTCTTAAAGCTCTTCTCTTCTGCACTCAGATTAGCATCATCTGTTTCGGATGCTTTTGTTTTCTCTGGGGCTTCTTCTTGTTTGGTATCACTTTTTGGTGGTACTGGGGCTTCGACAGGCTCTGGGCTACTGGATTCCTCTTGAGTAGCTTCTTCTGTTGAGGCCTCTTGCTCTTCATCGTCCTGTTTTATGCCAGCATCTTTTAAAAGCTGAGCTAACTCCTGTTCGTCCTTTTGTACGCGAGACATATTACGCATATGTGATACAGATTCAACTGCAATAGTTTGGGCTTCCGACATTTCTTACTCCTTTATGTTGGGGCCAGCCTAAGCTGGGTAGCCTTATAGTTATTTATTGTCGTTTAGTTATTTCTTCTTTTTGTTCTTCTTCATTAAGCCACCTTTGTTAAGGGCACCAAATGCAGCACTCTCTCTATCTTTTTGAGCCTGTGTAACTCCTGCACCCGTTGATTTTTCAAAGGATTTAGTACTTGCATCTGCGACTCTTTTTTCTTCTTTTTGAAAAGATGAGTCTTTTGCTATAGCCGCGGCTCTTTCTGCTGCAGAAGGGCCATTATCCCTATTACTAGAGGGTTTAGGTGCAGGTTTAGTAATGTCATCTTTAGTAACCACACCTACATGTTTACCTAAGTCTAGGTTAGCCTTTGAGCCTGTACCACCTGTACGTCTTGCACCATCCCAGCTATCTGACTGACTTGGGCCTTGAATACCAGAACCACCTACGTCAAACCCAAGCAGATCTCCTAACCAAGTGTCGCCAAAGTCTACTGTACCACTACCGTCTACATCTTGAAGGATGCCGCCGCCACCAAGTAGACCACCACCGCCAGCAATACCCTTCTCACGTTCTTTACCTCTAGTAGTTACACCATCAAAGAGTTTTTGTATTTTAGCTCTATCTTCGTCAGTCTCTGCCGCCCTGTAACGTTTTTCTAATTCTCTTGCTACTGCAAATCCTGTAACTCTTTTACCTATTGAAGCAATAAGACCTACAGGGC